ATCTTTCAGAATAAATTTAGCCGTAATACCTGTTCTGGTATGAAAATCTTTTAATTGCATCATGTTATTCTCCGAATAATGATACTTGAACTGCCCGCAGACCCAGTAGCTTGTGCCTCAAGGTTCTGCACTACAGCCGTTTCACCACCCACCTCTGGCGCACCAGATGTATATTTTACAGTGGGGAAGTCAAACATTAACGAACCATCAATACCCTCAAGGATTAGCACCAATTGGGATACCGTCTCATCAATAAATCTCTGCAATAAATCATTGGTAACAAAAAAAGTAGATACTGATAATGTATTGTTTATACGACCTTTTTCGGTAAACGCTACCGCATCAGTACCAATCTCGAATTGTGCAGATTGGTTATTATCACTTGTTATACTTAGAGAACTAAGAAACCCAATAATAACACCATCTTGAAGAATCCTACCATCAAGAGAGGAAAACACCTCTGTGGTGATTAATGGGTCAAATGTTGAACCTACTGGTGGGGTAGCACCGAGCAAAGACAACTCGCGCCCCAATGTCGGAATTGTGCCAGTAACAAGGGCATTTACGCTAACATCAAAATTAAATCCTGTTACCTCGACACCAGTAACCAATTGATAATCATCGGTCCCATCGGAATCTGGGAAATTGCTCAAGACTGACATTGTTCGACGGATACTGCCAACGGATAGTGTATCACCGACTTTAATGTCTGTGGTAACCGTTGATTCATCAGCCAGTACACCGTCAGCAATACCAGAACATGTTACCACTAATGCAGCAACTGCCGTTACCCTGAAAGTCCCAGCATTATTCCCTGTGAGACTAGGAAATTTAATCATGTCACCAACGACAATAGACGTAGGTGCGTCGGTGAAATCTCCAGCAGCCCTTGTAAAAGTTCTTGCAGCCTCATCAACGGTAATGCTCAACCCAGCTTCACCAGCGCGAATGACCCACGTGCCACCTAATGCAGCCTCAACCAGATCATCATAACTTGTTGGCGATAGCTCAACGGCAATCTCGCCAGCAGCTTGTTTTGAACCTAAACGGACGCTGGTTGTCTCTCGACTCCCGTCAAGTTCAGTTGAGACTAGAGTTTCCCTTGTCTGTTGGAGATTGCCCGAAATGAACCGGAATGGTGACCATGTTGGACTTGTTGGTGTAACCCCACAGGTGGTTTCAAAAGAGTACCAATGAGCTACTACTGACCCAGATTTTGGTTGTACACATGCCATTTTATGGTATCCTCAAAATGTAGCTGGACCATCCAACACTCAGGTCTAATATGGCCCATCCTTTGTTTATTCTTAATGGATGTCGTCCTATTTTATTCACTCGAACACAAGTAGTCTCCCATTCAAAATTTACACCAGATTTAAATACAGCTGCTATTTCATCAGCCTTCCGGTTTAAGTCAGCACTACCCGTATCTTTTGGATAATAAACAGAGATTTGATAAACCCCCGCGTGTAAATCTGTTCCTGCTGGACCTAATTCTGATTGAAAAGGTTCGGTGGGGAGAATAGTGCCAGTAAGGAAAGGGGTAGATATATCTGGTATTGCAGCGGTGTTTTCCAAGAAAACAGGGAGACCACCAAATGAACCTGTTTTTAGTGGTGTGTCTAGTGCTTTTTGGATATTTTCAAAGCTCATAGGGTGCTCAATACCGCCGAATTATCGTCTAATAGTCGGGAAAATTCCATAACTGTTATCCTTACGACTCCGGCAGGAGCTTGCTTAGAGAATCCCCCAACCGTCTTTGGACCATCACCATAACCACCAAACTCTATAACTTCCGCATAAGGCAAATTATTGGTCAAAAAAAATACATTTGCCCCCGCAGCACCATTAATTACTGCTTCAATTCGACTATTTACCTCGGATTCTGATGCCTGGGAGGTGAAACTCGTTTGTGATGATGCAGCACCAATTGTCGCAAACCAATTCGCCCTAAATCTACCAGTATCCACAGGGGAGACCTTAACGATACGACCAAATAATTTGATCGTCGCAACCCTCACTACCCTATTTGACAACCTGGAAAAATCAATATTAAATTGCCTAATTTGATTTGCGAAACTAGCCATTATCGTCTCACATGGACAGAATATAATATCGTTTGATTTGTGTAACGTGATGGGGAAATCGAAACAATCGAATACTCCAGACCATCTAACAAGATTTTATCCTTCATCTTTGGCTCTGTAGCACCATCTATTTTCAGCATCTGGTCACCAGCTTGTATCACATTACCATTTGCATTGGCTGAGTTGGTATATTCACGATTAAAACCAACTGAAACACCAATTAAATCAATCAATACTGGTGTTCCAAACTCATCTTCCCCAGTGGTCGGATTGAACGCCACAGGGGGGTACTGTTTTAGCTGAATAGAACTACTACCTGGTGTTCGCTCGTCAAACTTTAGGAGAAGTTTTGTAGCAACATTCCTAAATTTTAAGGCTAAACTCAACCTCTCATCCCCCTGACTACCGTACCACCAGAGATAAATAATGGGTTTAACGAATCCATTACGCGAATAAAAGTCGAGGAGCCATCAATTACCCCTGTGGAAAAATATGAAACTTTAACCGCGCCAACAACCTCCTCAGATTGAACACTTTGCCCTGTCACCGTTGGTTGCAGAGCAGCACCCAAAGAAAACTCGTATGCAGCAAAAACTTGGGCATTAATAAGATCAATTGGGATTGTGGTTCTATCCACTACAACATTGTCTATCAATACCCAAATTCTCGGCCACTGCATAGATTGAGCATCATTGGTCTTCCGTCCTTGGAACCGTGCTCTGAATGCTTCAATATAGTCAGAGGCACTAAATAACTGCTGTTCTGCAACCACATCATCAACATCAAGATCCTGACCACGAAGAGCTAGTATGGCACGTGCATCAATCAATGACACGTAGCTATTCGCACCAGCAACACCGGAGCCATCTTCGATAATAAGGCTCATGTATAAAAATCCGGTGATCTATTCAAAGTAGAATCCCGATCAACTTGAAAATGCGCATCCAAATTTAAACCGATCGCATTACCAGTAAATGTATCATTTGCATGCCCTGCATCACGGTAAACCCGAGTCAGAATCAACATGTCAGGTTCAGCACCTGACACAATTAGGCCAGGATTAGGAACTTCTGCTAACATATGTTGATTGATGATACCTGGGGCGGATTCTTCAATAAAAATTGTTACCGTGTTGCCAAACGCAGCTTGATTATGTCCTGGTGCTGCTGCGAATTCCACTCCCCACCGAACAGTACCTGTATCTGTATTGTCCGGCAACCAATGAATGTGCGGAAAAAATGCCGTTCCAATAGCGTAATCATGATTTAGATGGAAAGTTACCCATAATTCATTCAAGACCGTTGGTGAAAAAGCGTAGGAATAAACCCCTGTACTTCCCGCACCATCATCAGCAACCTTAGTCCAAGTTGGCTGATTAGTGCCAGTGATTTTAGCATTTGTGAACCCACCAAGAATATCTCGCCAACCTGGACCATGTTTTATTAACTGGTTCGTAGTTTCAAATGCGCTTTTTATCGTCTGACCTGTAGTTTCCTCAGTATTGAGATTAGAGGAAATTGCGTTGGTAGATACAATTCTTTGAGCCTCAGGTGTTATTTCGCCTGTAATATTATCAGGAAACAGGTCATTTATCTGGGCGATGCTGTTCGTCTTTGAAAGAGCCATTGCCTAGCCTTTCGATTTTGGTGAAAATTTTAGAACGGGGGCGGGAGGTGATGCTATCAGTGCCTCCTCTCCCACCCCCTTTGTACCGATAGGATCGCCCCACCTAATCATGGATTTAGGGTTGAAATCAGTCACGTTAATTGTGACTTTCTGACCCCCTGTATCTATTTCTATTGTCGGACATTTCATACTCAACACCCTTAACCAAGCAACAATGCTGTATGTTCCGGTTTAATATTTTTAACACCCCATGCCAAAGCCACCTCATAGCGAACTTTTCGATACCCCTTATATAAAGAGAATTCAAAAACTAGGCCACTTCGAGGGTCAGTAATCAGTTCAACATCGTCCGCTTGGTCACCTTCTTCTGGTCGAGCGGGAGCACGCGCAGCAAGAACTAATGCAGTACGATTAAATACCATATTTCGGGCGGATGTAGCAATCACCGTAATGGCAGTTGCGGATGTTGTGATAGCAATTCTGAGTCCAGATGCTCCAATTGTGATCGTATCACCAGCGGTTGGATTTGCACCAGCAAACACCACAGAGGATACGACGTATTGATTTGTGTCACCAGCAATTGTAATAATATCGCCAGCAGCAACAACACCAGTTCCTGCCGTCGCCAATGTCAATACTGTGGAACCAACAGCATATCCCGCTGCATTGGTTGTTGCAGAAACCATAGCTCCAGCGGTTTGAGTTTCAATCTGTGCAGATTGACGTAGATCAAGACCCGCAAGGGGCAATAAAATCCCTTGACGTTGAATAGCATCAGTTCCAGCAATATTCACAGAGGCTTGCTTACCTGTCAATATTGCACCAGCAGTAGTATCCATAATCAAATGATTATCAGATTCCGGTGAGCCGTTATCAAGTAGAATTTTTTTAGCTTGAGTAGCGTCGGTAAAATCACCAGCAGTATCAAATGGGGTTGAACCAGGTGTCCCATAAGCACGTGAGAAAGTTGATTGTAATCCTGACAGATCGGCCTCAACCTCATTCACCAATTTACGCACATGTTGAGCAATTTTGTTTGCACGAACGTTCGCATAACCTGGGCCAGTTTGTAAACCCATCTGACCATCACCAACAAACCCAAATGCAAATGCTCTGGATTTGGTGATGGTTATTGGTACACCAATTGAAGTTTGCCCAACTGGTTCAGGGATAGCCATTGCCGGAACAATATCAACACCATCATTGCCTTCCGGCTCAACATCAACAATAATTTGTTGATCTACTGCAACACGTTTAGCATTTGCCGACAATGTGACAGATGGGATTAGTCCAGTCAATTCTCTTGAGACTACATCAAGAGCTTCAAAAATATCAGGTATTAGAGCGTCTAAATTATTTTCAGCCATGATTAAACTCCGTTACTATCTATAACACCACCGTCCTTAAAATACTTTGCAGCATCCAACGGGCCCATGTTCTTATATTCATTTCTGGTTATTGATTTGCTGGCAACTTTACCCCCACCACCCGCACCACCACCCGCACCACCACCACTCGCGCTATTTGCAACCAAATAGTTACTATAGCCTTTGTCAAGTCTTATTTCATCCAAAACTTGACGGCCAGTTTTGCCCGTCAATTCAGAACCACTAATCTCAACAATATTGTTGTTTCTAACAGACAAACGTTTTGATATTTTAGCTGTGATAGCGTCCCTCACTAAAGAATCAGGAACAACCTGCTCATTAACGAATTTATCAACAAAGCTACTGACAATTTGTGATTGTTCAGCCTCAAAACGGGTTTTCTCATCATTAAGGATTCGTTGTTCTAAATCCTGAGTCTTTTTGTCCCGTTCAGCCAGAAGTTGTTTCATTTCCACAAGGGAGGTTGCGTTCTTGATCTTATCTCGATCAACCCCATCTTTGTTTCGCTGAATCTCCTCGCCTTGGAGCTTTGACGATACCTTGATTGCGTTAAATTGAGACAGCAATGTATCACGTTCTTTCGTCAAAACAGAGATAGCATCATCATGATGTTTCGCGATCTCTGTTTTTTGTGCGTCTGTAAGTCCTTCGATTTTGGAAAATGGCAATTTATTACTCCAATCTAAATATTAGATATTCGCTTCTTCAAACACTTCTGGACGTTTTGCACGCATTTCATCAAGTGTCAAAGGTTTGAAATTTTTATCTAAACTCAATCGCGCAAATTCATCAGCTGTCAAACCCCCGTTTCTTAACACTTTTCCTCTAGTAGGGCCAATTACAGAATTTTGGAAAGTTGCTGATTGCGTTTTTAACCACTCATAGTATGTCATATCAGCAGATACTTGTCCAATCTTCTCCTCGCCAACTGCCGGACGTTTTGCGCCTTCGTCCAGAAAATCAAATCTCTCATCCAGAACAGCTACCGTTGTCGATCTGCAATTTACATGAATTGGGGGCAATGGACCTTTCCCAATCTTAAATCTTCGACCATCCAACCCTCTACATTGTGAAGTTGTGCGACTATCCAATGTAGAAACCCACTCATACCCTTTCACTAAATCGCTATTTTCCCGCATAGTCTCCGTTCGCCCTACACTAGCCACATGTTGAACAGCAGTTCTAACAATGGCCCGATTATCACGATTTATTCTTGCCAACTCCCCATTTTCAAACTTCTGCTGTTTAGTGCCACGAATCTCAAGAGCAATCTGATTCGTGGTTTTCCCCTGTGCAAATCCTTGCTGAACCAAATTATTTACACGATTGATGCTCGTTTGAGTCCAATCCTTGATAAATGGTTGCAGCAACGGTTTACCAGTCAACCCTTGCACCGACAATGGCAATACCCTAGCAGCTACCAATAACTGTGTGGCTGCTGGTATGACCGGATTAAACGTTTTTGTCACCTTATCCAATGCCTCAGACTCAAATTCAGCCTGATCGATAGTGATCTCTTCTAAATCAGAGGCTAGTAAATCAGCATATTCAATGTAAATTACGCGTTGAATTTCTGTCAAATCAGAAAGCAGAGCCCTTAGTCTCTGTTTATTCCTGATTGTGTCGCCCTCAAGAATCAATCTATCGTTAACATCAGCAGATAATTCTCGTAAAAATTTAGCAAATTTTGCATGCTCACCTTGTTTTAACCCTTCAAGCAGAACTTGATTCCTAATTTCGATATTTTTTAATTGTTCGGATATAGCTGCCATTATTTGGATTTAACTCCACAGGGGGATTGATGATGATGACGATTTATGATAAATTATAACGCTCAATAATTCATCAACAAAAAAGGAAATCGCGTGCAAATTGTATTTGACCCATCAAATTTAGAAGACATTAAAGCAGTTAAAGACCTCATTGAGCCTCTCGGTTTCAAGGATGTAGGAAAAAAGGTGGCACAAGAACCTGTGATCAAGGAATCATCCCCAACAAAAATCGATGATGCCAACCTTGACTCTAATGGCGTAGAATATAATCGACATATCCATGGAAAAGGAAAACTCAAAACCCAAAAAGGTCTATGGAGACGACAAAAAGGAATTTCCATAGAGGAATACAATAAACATGCTTCGCTATTCACTCGCCCAGCACCTGCACCAGTGGCCCCAGCACCTGCACCAGTGGCCCCAGCACCTGC